TTTGCCACCTAAAACATGCACTCTTACATCATAATCTGTTTTGATATATTGTTGTGCTAATAAATCTGTGTCTTCATCTTGTTTATGAATTAATTGTACAATACTATCTAAACCTTTTTCTGTATCAACAAATAATACACCGACACCTTTAGAACCTCTAAGTGTCTTTAGAATAATAGGAAACTTTAAACCAGCTTCTTCAACTAGTTCTACTGATTTTTCGGGGTCATTGATAAGAATAGTTTTAGGTTCTGTTAAACCATAATCTGCAAGTCTTAATGAAGTTCTATATTTGTCTGCACAAATATTAATACTTTGTCTGTTGTTTACACAACATACATTGGCTCTTTCTAAGATAGACACAAAGTCCATCCAACTATCTTTTCTAGTTATAGAACCACGAATAATTGCAACGGTATCACTATCAATTTCAAAACCTTTTTTATCGTCTTGGTTATGAAATTTACGGACACCATCTTTATATGTGGTGTAACCACCAGTAAGTTTAAAGAGGTAGTGTGGATATTTTAACTTATCACACTCTTCTCTAAGTCTATCAGCTGTATGAAACTCTTTTGCCTTTTCTGGTTCATCTGTGATGATGAGCAGACGCAAGAATTTTTTATCTTCTTTTGCTTCTGATATGAATTGTCTAAACTTTGGTACTTGCATTTCCGCCATCTTGTCCTTCAGATTTCTTACCTATATTATATTTAGCAGTTAATTCCCACTCACTTTTTTCTTTAAACGGTAATACTTTAATTTGGCTCAATGGCGCTTTGTTTTCTACTCTACTTGTATCAACAATATCAATTAAGTTCCAATCTTGTAACAGTAACGCAATTGTATTCCGTCTTTGGATATCGTTTTCTACTAGTGTTGATTTCTTACCATCTAAGGCAAACAGTTCTTTGAAGTGTGTTATGTAATACTTGCCTTGTTTATGTAAAATGTGGCACGATTGATAAAGTGTTTTATCTTTACGGCTTGCAACACCAATTCTCGTTAGTGTTTCTCTAATTTTTAAAAAATCGTCTGGTTGCTTGATAGTGACCTCTAACATATCACTTTGCGACCAACTTATAATGTCTTCACTCATTTTTTCTTTCTCCCACCTTTATTAAGTGTAATTTTTATATTCTCAATTTGGTCACCGGTAAGTAGGTTGAGAGCTTCTTTTGCTTTTGCATTACTAAAACCATAATACTCTTTCACAACTTCCATATCTTTAAGCTTGGCCTGTGATATCCACTTCCCACCAAATCGCTTTTTCTTACGGATACTATTTATAAGATAATGGAATTGCATAGTTTTAGGGAGAAAATGTAAACCATTCATCTCATTGGAATGCATTATGGTATCATAAAACATAGATAAACAACGATTGATAATAAATGGTGCATACTTCTTTTCCCACTCTTTATCATCACTGTCAAGTAAAGGCTTTTTAGTTTCGTTAATAGCCTGTAGATAATCTTTCAATTCATACATAATATTTAATCTCTTTCGGTTCAAAAGGTAAACTTTTTACCACATAATCAACAACATCTTTTAATTCTTCATCTTTAAAATTATACAGTTCTTGTTGGTTCTGTGTTAATTTTATTCTTCTACCTTTATATAGTTTTTTTACAATGGCTTCTGCATCAAAAGTTTGTTGTAAATCTGTTAACACAACTTCAGCATAACACCTAAAATCATTTCCAGGTTGGTTTCGTGTTCTCATTACGGCACTAAGATACTTTGCTTGGCCAATTTTCATTTGACCTCTTGCAATCACACCAGTTTCAAAGTCTGTTATATGTGACCTTGCAAAGTAAAGAACATATCTTTCCTGACCAGGTTGTTCGTAACCACTACCATCTCTTTTTTGTTGTGTAGTGTAACCCTCATTCATTCGTTCTTTACAATACTCTAAGTAACCAATACCTTTTATCATACTAACCTCTGGTGCCCTTTGACGGACTTGAACCGCCAACCTACTGATTACAAATCAGTTGCTCTACCAATTGAGCTAAAAGGGCGAATTCTGGAGCGGGTAACTGGATTCGAACCAGCGACCCTTTCGTTGGCAACGAAATGCTCTACCACTGAGCTATACCCGCTTATTGTCATTTGAAATTACAATTTGCCATAATTTCAGTTAGACAGGCAACCATATTGATTTCATGGTCTGCCACAAAAGCCGCCTTGTATTGATAACCTGCAATAATCAAAACTGCTTGAGGTACTGATTTACTTTCAAGTGCCTCATAAAGACTATTATATACACTAGAAAATAAAGAAGATGGTTCTTTGTCAAGGTTATTAATAACCCATTTTCGCATATCATTAAATCTTTTTTCTTTGAGAATTGTCATTAACTCTTTGTTGTTGGCTTCTGACATACTAAACAGAACACCACTGTCAATCTCACCTCTAACGGAATATCGTTGAAGTTCATTGATAGTTCTACGGAAATCTGGATAGTGTTTTTGAATTAACTCGGCCAAAACCTTTTTGTCAAACTTGATTTTCTCTTCAGTTAAAATGTCACCAAGTCTGGTCATAAATGCATTGGCGGTTTTTACCTTTTGACCATTCTTAATCGCAAAATCAATAACTGTACAACGACTATGCAATGCAGGAATAATTTTCATCTTGTAATTACAAGTAAAGATAAATCTACAATTCTTGTAAAATGTTTCAATGAAATTACGCAATGCAGGTTGTACGGACTCGGCATTCATATAGTCTGCCTCATCTACAATTACGACTTTGTGATTAGCGTCTTCGGTAAGAGATACAGTTGAAGCAAAGTTTTTAATCTTGTGCCTTAATGTATCAATTTGTCGGCCTTCATCTGACCCATTGATTATGATATAATCAACACCTAACTCTTCACACAATGCTCGTGCTACTGTAGTCTTACCTGTACCGGCAGTACCACATAATAGTAAGTTAGGAATTTCTTTCTGTTTTACAAACTCAGAAAAAGTTTTCTTTAAATCTTCGGTAAGAATACAGTCCTGTATTTTTTTAGGACGGTACTTCTCAACCCATAAGAATTCTGACATAATATAAACTCCACTTTATTCATTATTTAGTATCTTCATCATAAGAAAAGGTAACTTCATATCCACCTTTTCTGTCTGTCCACCAATCATCTTCTCGTTCATAGTCACACTCACTTACAAACTCCCAAAACTTATCGTTTTCTTCGTCTGTAGGTTCTTCACCAATAGGTTCTATATTAGAACGAAACTCTTGTTCCTGGTGTGATAAGATTTCTTTAAATCTTTGTACTGAACCGAAATCTCGTATGATGAATTCATCATCCACATCATACTTGAATTCAGAAGCTACTTGGTGCCATTCAGTTTTGCTGAATTGCATAATTAAAACTCACTGTCTGGTTCAATTGCAATCCAATATTGAATGGACTTATTTCGATTTACAAAGTGTGAGATTTTTTGTGACGAAATTGCCACATCATAATCATCAACAATCATTTTAAGGTTTTCTGTTTTGAAATATGCCTTAAAAGTTTTGTCTGTTTCACCTACTTCAATAGAATAATCATTTGAAGCTGGAGTTTTCTTATCTAAAGCAACCAATTTCATAGTCTTACCATCACCGATAACGGCAACATCTGGTAGACCAAGACCATTAACACCTTTCATAAGTTTTGTAAAGTGTTCTTTACCTAAAGAAAAGGTCACAAACTTATCAGGCATATTAATCATTTTGGTTGGTGCAACTACGGTTGACTTATCAGAAAAGTAATACTTAATTGATTGTTTACCGTTTGCGTCTTTGATTGTTAGACTTTGACCACCATTAAATTTAAGTTCAGACTTGTCGAACAAATCAACAGCCCTCAAAAATTCAGGTAGGTCATATAGAGCAAATTCTTGCTCAAACTTCTCATTAATTTCGGCAGTTGCCAAAATGTTTTTTAGTGTAGAGATAGTTTCAATTTTATTACCAGGCTTAACAACAATTCCAGCATTGATGTCTGAAAAGTTTTTAAGAATGGCAACTGTTTCACTACTTATGTTCATAATATACTTTCTCCTTCATAATATTATTTGGAGCGGATGAGTGGTACTGCCCCACTTTCATTTGATTGGAAATCAAATATAATACTTTTATACGACATCCGCATTATTTAATATACATTAAATGGCCGTCTTTGTCAAGCCTAGGACGGCCATTCAATTTCACTTAATTAAACCTCTTCTTTTGATAGAAAAGTTTTCTCTTTGTTTTTAACATCTTGTCCTAAAAAAACTTCGATATTCCAAGGCCATTCACCGTGTTCTTCTTTAAACTTATAGGCCTTTTCAATACCTCTTTCCAACTGTGTGACAGCTCCGATTTGAGATTTTCTTCTCAATTTTAGACCTCTCTTTTCAGTTGGGGCTTTAGTATGCATAATAAAATATGAACCTTTACCTGTTTCATCAAGTCTTTTTAAAGCATTTGTAACATACTCATACTCATAACCTTCTAAAACAGTCCATCCAAATTTATTTCTTTCAGCATCAAATTCACCACCCCAAACATAACTTCTTTCTTCTGGATTGGTTGCCAAGAAAGCTGTTAACTGTTCCGATGGATAAGTTTTAATATCT